AGGTGTATCGTAGTGTCATACTAAATCATTTGCGTATAGGTGCCTGTAGAAGTCAGCCAATGCTCTGGCCTCCACTTCAGCAGGCTCAAAGTAATACTCTTCTTCAGGGATTTCAGGGTTATAAGTACAATGCGGTATAGCGAATCCATCCCTACCTGTCAGTGCTTGACAAGCATGAATGAACTCATGGCAGAGGGTATTCAGGAAGGTTGCTTTTACCCATGCATTCTCATCCCATCCACTCAGAAAAGGGTCTCTGATCTGTATAAAGATCTTCTCATTATCTTCTGAGACGGAGATCTTAAATTTGCGATCAGGGTATTTATCTTTAATGAGAACTGCAAGATCATCAGACATCATCTCACACGAGCGATAGTCGAGCTTCAATGTCTCTGTCTGATACAGAGACTCGAGCCAGCGCTTCATCTGGATAAACTCAACATCTCGGTTATCGTGCTTCACTTCCAGGTCTACACGGAAGTGGAAGATATGACGATGATCATATCCAAGGAACTTGACATCCTCTAGCTCTGGATTGGTTAGCGCGTAAGTAATTGAGTCAAAGATAGGCTGTGGATAGGCGCGCAAGGCTAGATAGAAATCGGCCTGATCTGTGGCATCGGCTGAGTGTTTGATTGTCGTCGTAATGATTTGCGCCAAATCGCCATAAAGACCGATTGACGCTTCATCGGTCGCGCTGACTTGATTGGCGGAAGCTGTGCCAAATCTAATGGTCAAGTCGTTTCGGACATCTCCTGCGCGTGTTTTAATAGTGATGCCTTGACCTAAAGCTTGATTGGCCGTGAGATCGGTGTATCCGTATGTGGCTAGATAGGTCGTTCGATGCGTAGAGTCGCCGTAGGAAATTAGACCTTGAGCATCTTCGTACAGGTATCCAAGTCCAGATGTGGCTAAAGCTGCAACTAGGTCATAGACAACTGTACGATCCGATGCCCTTTGTGCAAGCTCATAATTGCCCGGAGTGTCAATTTCTCCGTAACCTGTATTGCCAGCATTAGCCCATGTCGTCGTCGGATCATAGGTATTCCACTGGAGCGCAGCCGGTACCTGTTGCCATTGTGCAAAAAGCACTTGGCGCAAAATTGTCTCAATCTGATTGCCATCAAAGTCCTGAGTTAAGACTCCATTTGTTAGTGCCTTCTGGAGCCTTGCAAGGGCTCCTAGAGCCGTAATGGTGACTTCTTGAGTGTAAGCACTAGATCCAACCTGAGAAACGCTGACAGAGATGTCCACAACCGAGCCGCCAAAGATTGGCACATAGACGGCCGATGTGTCTTGAACTTCGACTGAGATTGTGTCATTGATTTCATAGGGCAGCGCAGATTGACCAAAGATAATCAAAGTAATTGAGCAATAGCCAGCTTGTGCCTGTGTGTAGATATTTGTGCGCCCTGACGTAATTGTCAGATTGGCAATAACTGAGTCAGTGACATCAGTGCCATCAATTTTAACTCGCCAGACTGGAGCCCATTGAGTCATTAGAAGAAGCCTTGTGGAGCTGTTATGAGCTGACCGCCGCCGCCCGTTCCGCGATAGTAAGAGTCATTGAGTGTGTTTACAATCGTCCGAGCTGTGCCTTCCGAATCAATCGCGCCATTGACTGTCAGATTAATGGTTGGTGCTGATCCCAATCGTCCACCGAACATAGCATCGGAAGTTGCAAGTCCTGCTGATCCTGATCCTAATCTTCCGCCAAACATGGCATCTGATGTTGTTAACCCTGCCGATAACCCTGTACCAACAATGGCAGAAATTGTGGAGCCACTGCCGCTTGATACTGACGGCACAACAACTTTTGGAACCGCCGAGATTGCGCCAACGCTTGGCACAGAAACGCTTGGAACATTGATCGATGGAGCTGAGATAAGTCCAACATTGGGCAAGAATGGGATTGAGTTGTAGACGCGGATTAGTGCATTGATCCCTGCAACTGCTCCGGCGATAAGAGTGTTAAGACCGCCGACAACTGCTCCGATGACATTGATGACACCACCAGCAATCTCGCCAACAACCTTGAACGCACCGCCAAGCACATTGACTAGCACTGGCACTACGTACTTTTGAATAAATGCAATAAATGTAGCAAACTCTTCTTTGTTTGCCGCTATCGCGTTAGTGATTGGCTTAAAGAAGTCTGCAAACTTGCCAAGGGCTGGCACCACTTCATTGACAACGAACTCGACAAGCTTCTGAATTATTGGCAGAAGTTGAGCACCGACTGATTCTTTGGCTTCATCAAATGTGACTTTGAGAATTTGCAATCGTCCTGCAAATGTCTCTGCGTTGGCTGCTGCTGCGCCACCGAATAGATCAGAGAGTTTGCCTTGCACTTCTGTAAATGTCATTGTCTTTAATTCGGCGGCAGATAATCCAATGCCTAACTTGCCAAGGGCTGCCGTGTTGCCGTCGTATGCCTTGCCAAGAGAGTTAGCAACGGCATCAAGTCCTTTGCCTGTTGCCTGTGATATGTCTAGAGCAAGAGTCAGAAGATCTTGAGCCTTTGTTACATCGTTAGTCGAGAGCGAAAGTCTCTGCAAAGCTGGACGAAGTTTGTCATCTGCAACGCCTGTGGCTAAAGATTGTTTTAAAATCTGCTGCTCGACTGACTTAATCATGTCATCGGTTGCGCCAGTTGCATTCTTAAGAGCTGTGGCCAGTCTTACTTGCGCCGCTTCATCTTCAATTGCAGCCTTAACTCCATCAACTGCTAGCTTGATTGCGTAGGCTCCGGCGGCAGCGGCAGCGGCAGCAAATGCCAGCCCTGCCTTCTTACTAAACTCGCCTAGCTTGCTTGATGAATCTTCGACGTCGCCATTAGCCGATGCAAGCGATTTTTTGAGTTGATCTACATCGGCCAGAATTGAAAGCTTGAGTGTCCTACTTTGTCCAGCCATCACCACTCCTTCAATATCTTATCAAATGCATTTTCCCACTTTGCAATGATCTCTGGCTGTATTTCGCGTAGTGTCGGATAAATAAACCAACCACGCGAGCCGCGACCTTCTTTGCCTGACCAGATCGGGAATTGCTTGAACTTATTAGATCCAAACTCATAACCGCCCCAGAGCTGCTGAGTAGTGCCGCCACCTGAGAACTTTTGAGCGGCAAAGCCAAAGGATAACTCGCCAATCTTTGATGACTTTGAGACTTTGGAGCCTTGAGCGATGCGATTGTCGGCTTTGTTAAAAGTCCTGCCAGAAGCCTCAACAATTTTGCCCTGTGCAAACTGTGCCAGAGCTGATGACTCTTGCTTAGCCTGAATCGTGGCCTCTTCGCTCATGGCCTTAAATGCACCTATTACGCGACGGAGATCTGCCTTATCGTAGGCAATCTCAACGCTGTCGCTCATTCTGTGTCTCCAGTATCTCCATCGCCGTATAAATCTGCTCCGCCGTTATCCATTCGCTCATCGGTATCCCTGTCGCTATTGCTAGATCAACAAGGATTCGATTTACGCTTCCGGCGGCGTAGCTTTTGGGACTACTTCACCGACTGTCACATCTGCAACCGTCTCGCACCAGACTTCATAGCCTTTGATGGGCTTGCCACCTGATTCGCGCTTCATGGCATTCCACGCAAGAAAGAGAAGATCCGAGATGCCAATCTTCTCCTGCGCTTGTGAAATGGTGAGTCCAGTTTTGTTTTCCCACTTCGCCCACTCTGGTGGCTGTGCGGTATATGTACCGAACTCGCCTGATGTGTATTCGATAGTGATTGGTAGTTTCATTGTGTGCTCCCGTTTCTCTTGCGATTAGGTAAATGTGTCGGCTGGCTTGCCATCGACAAGCATTGTCCATGAATCTGTCTGTGCTTCTGGCGCAGTGCCACCGACGGATGGAAAGACTGGAAAGACGTTGCAAGTAAAGACCGCGCCAGTGACGGCCGTAAAGGACACGGCCAAAGTTGTGTTTGGAGAAGTGTCGGCAGCAGTCCACATCGCCTCAAAGAGTGATGATGCAACGCCCCAGTCTGCAAGAAGCTCAAGGTTAAGCGTCCATTGATCATCGATGTGTTTGTAAGCCTTGCCATCGAGTGTCTGGTAGGTAGTAATGACCGGCGCATTGACTAGCGTAGCGGCCGTCGTTTGTGCGTCATAGTTTACTGTGGCGATTGTCAGAATTAGGTCTCTCGCCGTGACGATTGTTGTTGGCATTTCTCTATCTCCTTAGATTGATTGTTGTGTGTAGTAAGTGCTGACCGCGAGATCCGCCACTAGTAGACTTGATGCTCCGACTGATTGAATTGTCGGACGCTGAACGTCTCCGACGGTGTAGCCAGTTGGCATCGCTTGCATAATGCTAATAATAAGTTGTTCAAGATTGTCCAGTGATCCTGCATTGTTGTTATATGCAACCGCGGCAGTTACGACGAAGTTAATCTTCACGCGTACCGTGCTCGCACCGATTGTTGTCGTCTCTAAGTAAGGTGCATCTGGCACGATGACACAAGCTGGCGGAATGACGGCCTCTGGTGGTGAGCTGTAAACCGACGCGGCTACTCCTGCCAGAGCTGTGGCCAGAGTGCCTCGGCAGTTAATGGCGATAGTTGTTGGAGTTGGCATCTACATCGCCATTGTTGAGACATCGACGTAATTTCCTAAAAGCCCTATTACACGATTTTGAAGCGATCTACCCATGCGGAACGGGCTCGGCTGAAAATCCACACCTTCAATCTGACCGCCGGGAGCGACCACGCTCTGGAAAATCTCGACGCTGACGATGGTGACCGCCTGTTCGACGGCATCGACATTTGCGTAGAGCGTGGACGCGTCTGCCCCAGACAGGTAGGCCACTCCTGCCGGAATGACCGGACGGAATGTTATGTCGCTGTTAGTAATCGCCGAAGTGAAGAAAAAATACGGCGCCGGATATGCGAAAGGAAGATAAGGAAATGGATCATAATAATTTGATGTAACTGTCTGAGTGCCGTTAAATGTAGATGGAACGCAACCCGTCACGACGACACTCTGGCCAGCGACGAATGTATTTGGCTTTTGTGTGACGTAATAAGCAACATTATTTTGCAGATACACGGT